CTCCTTAAAAGGAGTTACTGAACCTTCCCGAGGAATCTACGCCTATATGGCATTTAAGGATAAACTATATTTTTGTAGGGAACCTTAATACAGTATAAAGACTGGGTAGAACTATCTGCTCCCCTCCGTAAGGAGTAAAGAGGGATAGATTCTTTATATCCTAGTTCATGATACTCATCTTATGAATAGATGCGTTTAAAGTGATTAGTTCCTAGTTCAACTGAACTTAGATTCTATTATACTTTAAGTCACTTAATGATAAAATGTTAATTTCTACATTACTAACCGTGAGAGTCTTTGACTCAATACCCGAAGGTAAATCCTTCTGATTTTGGAAATCTTAACAGACTTACCATCTCATTAATACTTTTGGTATATTTAGTCTAACTAACTAAGCCATAGCTAGGCCATTTTATTCTGTTCCCTTTACATCTAAGATGTAGGTTATGAATCTAGAGGCCTAAACGTAAATATGAAAATTTCTTTACTTACTTACGCACCACATAACTCTTCTCTAGAGAATATGATTTCTCATATTAACTGGGTAAGAGCTTCTGGTAGATATGTACTTCGAGATCCTAGCAATAAAGGATTGCTACTTTATCTGGAAGAGAAACAATACACTAAACTTTTAGATGTATCATTATCTAATGATATCCACCTAGAGGTGATAGCTACTCCAGACGATACTGTTGAAACAGTAACGGCTAGATTTATCGATCAACCAAGTGTTCCGAAAGGAACACCCAATTTGGATGATTGGGTATCTAAACGATCTCAATTATTTTCACATACGGATGGTTGGGATATAAAACAATCTATGATAGATTTCGAAAGAAATTTCGAACTCTTCTTTCCAAAATATTACAGAGATGTAATAACTTGGTTAGGATTGAAATATAGTGCCTTCGCCTATAAAAATGTGAGAAAATTCTCATCATTCATGGAGCGAATCCGAGTTTTTAGAGGGATTAACCAAGTTATTCTAATTCTAAAAATTCAAGCAATAGTAGTTCTGCAATACTTAGCAGGTACTAGACTTAAATCTACTTCAGAATTAGGTCAGCGTATCCGTTTGGTTAACGGACTACCTAAAGCTTTACCACCTTATTTAAGAGATTTCATTAGAAATAATGATATCCCTAAAATTAGGGTGATTTTAACATTGCTTCATTCCTACAAAGGATTCTCCGGTAAATACGGAGCTCCAGATTTTGGTTCAATTGAATCTCCTCGATTTGATATCGAGAAAGATTCAAAATTAGGTCTTATGTCCTCTCCTTGGAGAGAACTTGAGTCTAATTTGTCCAGTTTCTGGAAAATTATTAATCCTTTTGGGAATAAACCTACATTAATTGCACATATGGATAATGTTCCATTTCCACTTACTGCAGGTCCAAATAGCTCAGTATCATTCCTAGGTTCTCCTTGGGATGCTTTATCAATAGCTTATAATAAATCTTCTAATTTAGAAGACTATCATAATGCTCTTTTAAATCATTCTAGTAGAACCGGAGAATTTGCGAATCCAACATCTATGGTATATCCTTTAATGTTGACTATAGCTTCTCGATTCAAATCTGAAATCGAAAAAGGTTTAGTTACATATGGGACATTCCGTAGAAGTTCAATTGCAAAAACTCTTATAGTAGAAGGTTTCTCCTTGCCAGATGGATTAATATCGGAAATTCCGACATTAACTGGTAAAGAGTTATCTAAAGAACTATCTCGTATTAACGATCTAGTTCCTATTACTTGGGAATGGGTTTCTTCAGAGGTAATACCTCGGATATATACTGGTAAGCTTGCTATTAAGTTAGAAGCTGCTGGGAAAATTCGAGTGTTTGCTATTTCTGATTTCTTCACTCAGTGGATTATGAAACCTCTTCATAAATCAATTTTTGATTTATTAAGAGATCATCCTTCTGATGCAACTTTTGATCAAATCGGTAAAGTAGAAAAATTTCAACAAAGAAATTATTCTTACGTTGCCTCTTATGATATTAAAAGTGCTACAGATCTTATACCAATTCAATTATATGAAAAGGTATTAGGCCACTGGTTAGGTGAAGATGTCGCGTTAGCATGGTCTCGTTGTTTAACTAACCGGGAGTATTTATATAAATACCAAGGTAAAGATAAAGATTTCTATCTTTCTCGGCATACTTATACTCGGGGTCAACCAATGGGATCATTATCTTCATGGGCATCTTTAGCTTTAGTTCACCATTTCTTGGTATATCTTGCATCTAAAAGATGTGGAATACATAATTTTGGAGACTATTTAGTGCTTGGTGATGATATAGTTATAGCTCATAGAGATGTAGCTAAATCATACGTTACGGTATGTAATGATTATGGTATCACAATTGGTTTTGCGAAATCATTTGTATCCGAATCAGGAATGTTCCAGTTCGCTTCTCAAGATATTATCGGAAATAATAATATATCTCCTATTTCTCTTAAAGAAGTGTTAACCGTATCAGCGTTCTCTCGTTATTTTGGTCCTGCATATAATGCAGCCAAAACAATAGAGTTTATCTCAAGATTAACTCGAAGAGGGTTCATTGGGTCTAGTCCAATAAGTTTAATTAGAGCAAGCTCTAATTATTCTCAATGGTCTAGATACAGCAAATTACTTACAAAAGGAATTTTTCCTTTTGAAGCAAGTAAATTGTTAATTGGATTACTAAGCAGAAATTTAGATCTACTTAATAATATTAGTATAGATCAACTTATTGCCTCATTAAGAGGGGATATAAGATTGTTTACTAATAATGGACAATATACTGATAGTGAAAGATTATCTTTCCAACGACTAATTGAAAAATTAGTAATGAAACAGATTTCTTCTACTATTGATAGAATGTTAAGTCGTACAATTGACTCTAAACCCAATCTTGGGTCTAAAGTATTGAACGATTTATTCCATATGGCTACTTTTTCTATCAAACATGATAGAGCAGTTGCTTTACAAGATTATAACAGAGCTTTTAACAAGTTTCAATTTGTTATCAACGGTGAACATAAACTTACTCCTATGGAATATTTCATCAAATTTGGTGAGAATTCTGAGAAACCTAAGTTAGATTTACTTAGAATTGGACAATTACTTAAAATGAAAGCTGAACTAGATCGATTGATGATTAAAATTGATTTAACAAAATCAGTTGTAAACAATTTCGATTCTAGAGCTCCATTTATGGTTAGATTTTATCTCTCATTACTTTCTGA